GGATATGTCTACCGGCGTCCGGCAGCCCGTCTTTATTTCCCACAGGTCGGTATTGCTCATGTATGGGTTCCGGCCAATAATCGCCGCAGCATCCGACCCGCCGATCCCATTCCCTCGCTCCCGGATCCATGTCTCACGATCAGAACAATCTATAATGTCATAACTATACATCCAGATACACCCTCTTTCCGGCCTCTTCGGAGAGCCGGTCTGCCAGCTCCAGATCCCTCTTGAGCTGCTCGTTGTCCCAGGCAAATCCTCCGCAGTTTGGACAGTGGACTGGGTTACGATGCAAGGACCATGTACTATAACCGCATTCACATGTTAAGATGATGAACGGCCCCTGCATCGGCTCACCGGATACTGGGTAGTGAGTCCTAAGTTCCCGGTCCATCTCTACATCCCCTCTATCAAGTCGTCCAGTTTGCTCAAGACTTGATCCTTATTATCAAGCATGAACTCCCGAGTCATTTCTTCCAGATACTCCTCTGCTTGGATTAATGTAGCTACCTTATCTAGGGCATCCTCGTATTGCTCACCCAACGTTTTGAATACAAACGTAGCCAGCACACGCGGCAAACAACCAGCTTTTAGGATTCCCGTTAAGTGTATACTGGTATCAAACCCTGTCCCAATATCAGTCAGGATAAAACCACCTGTCAGATCCCCCTGCTTTACAGTAACCTCGTTGTCTCTCTCGATTGTTATTTTTACCATCTTTACAATTCCCCCAATTCCGGCTATAATATAGCCATATGATTATTTCCTTTGGGCTCTCGTGTTGCAGCACGGGGCCTATTTCTTTGTTCTCATTGTCATGGCGTCCGGGGCCTCACCCCGATCCAGCGCCTGCATATGATACAGTGTGTCAATGATCATGCTCTGTGCCTCGCCTGTGCTTGCCGAAACCAGCTGGTTAATCAGGTATTGCCTGACCATGTCGAACTTCTGCTTGTCTGTCATACTCCTATACCACCTCCTCTCACAATCGCCAATGTGCTTATAATATACAGCCCGATCCCTACCAGGGCCACCGCCGGCGTACTCTGCTTGTACAGTATCAGGATAACGAGCAGCCAGGCCGTTAGATAGGTAATGATCTTAAGCACAATGACGGCCTCATGCAGCCAATACTTAAGCAGATTCATTGGTCACCCCCTCAATTTGTTGCACATTAAACGGGTCTGTCAGATCCATACCCTCAAAGTCCCGCAGAAACTTTAGTAACGCTGTCCGCCGGCATTTGTATGAGCCGAGTTTAAGAAATGGCAGCAGACCTGCTTTTCGCAGCTTGTGGATGTAGCTCACGTTACACTTCAGTAGATCGGCGGTTTCCGATACCGTATATAAGATTTCTTCCATTATGTGGCTCCTTTCTGTTACTTGTAATTTTTTCCATTTTCTCCTATAATCAAGATACCAGCGTTGCCGCGCTGAGTACGAGAGAAAGGAGAACAGATTATGGTGGAGCAATTCAATCGGCTGTATCACTGCCATAAAGTACATAGAAATGTTACAATCTTCGAAGATTACGAAATCATTGAGGGGGTTCGAACCCTAGTGCGCTGCTCATGTCCAATTCACATGTACACGGAAGACGGACACAAGTGCGACGGTCTGAATGATCATAATCTTCCTTGCGGGTATGCTCATTTTCAAGAAAAGACATAACCTTTTCAAGCATACTTGTTGTTCGTTCGCACGGTGGGGTGTAGCAGTATAGTCAGCATCTTTATCCACACAATGCCGTGCGATTTTTTCTTCAAATTCTTTAAAAGTCAACTTCCCCTTCCTCCTTCCCGTCTTCTGATAAGAACTCATCGATAGTGCAGCCGAGAATGTCTGCCACTTTCTTTTCTTGTCATGCGGTTGCTCCCAAAAAGTGATTGACAAAATATTGCTGCCCTTTTCCAGTAACTTTGGTGGTCTTTGTAATCCGAATACTGCCGTCAGGATTTGCGATGGATGTTTCCTTGACTTCAAATAGTCCCATCTCCATAGATCTCTGGGTTGGCATGTTCTTGCTACTGCCACCCTTAATTAAGAAACCATTTCCTCTCAGGTATTCAAAAAGCCTCTTTTGCCCGGTTTCTACGCCATTTTGTTTCAGAATCTTTGCCAGATCACCGATCAGGATAGATGTGTGACTGGCTGATACGGCATCCGCGAAGATCTCCTTAGGTCTCATCCGTTGTACATCTTCCAGCAGATACGCCCTGTCTGTCTTCAGCCTTTGAATCTCCCGGTCTGCAATCTTCAGGCCTCTGGCAAGGACTTGCTCCGGGGTATTCCAGGCCTTTTCAAGGTCGAGGAAATATTGCCGGTACTGCCTTCCTTTTTCGGTGCGTTGGATCATACAGATTTGCTTTGCCATGTCTGTAGAAATTTCATAATCCACTGCAGGGCGACCGCCGGTACTTTCGCTCATTTTTGAGCAAAAGTCTTTTTCTTGCTCAAAGCCATACTCGCACATCCTCGGAAACCAATCCTTGAATGCTGTTTTGACTTCTAGTCCTTCGTGTAAATCCCTTGCCGATACGCTCGGCTGCTCTGTTTCGTAGTTAATTCTGATCAATTCGTTCATGTAGTAGTCTCCTCTTCTTTGTTTCGCTTGTTGAGTTATTCTCAACTTTTTGGTTAAAAAAATATATAGGTATTTCATTATGTGGTATCAGGAGTTGCTCGATAGAATTTTCAATCTCTTCTTGTTTCCAGTCGATTAGATTGTTGAGTTTATTACTCACCGAGACCTCTGATAGCTGAATTGCTTTTGCAAATGCGCCTTGTGTTCCAAATATTTCTCTGATTTTTCCCTTTAGTTTGCTGTAATCATACGCGCGACCCAAAATGGTTCCACCTCCTTTCGTTGAGTTTTTCTCAACCGAGTACAGATTATCACATTTTTTGAATCGTGTCAACACGTTTTAAAGTTTTTCTCAACTTTTTTAAAAAATAGTTGCTTTTTTCTCAACCGTGCTTTATAATCACTTTAAACATTTCTTTAAATAAAGGTGGTAATCCAATGAAAAAAGAAATTAGCGATAGAATTAAAGAGGCTCTTGAACTTAGAAATATGAAGCAGGCTGATTTAGTAGAGAAGGGAAACTTTGATAAAGGGCAATTGAGTTCATGGATTTCCGGAAAATATAGACCACGCCAAAATAACATCGCTTTATTGGCGGAGATTCTTGATGTCAATGAAGGATGGCTCATGGGATACGATGTCCCCGCGGAAAAAACAATGTCTAATGAAGTAAACAGTGATAATGGTTCTATTAATACTATAGATTACCTTAACTCCCTATTAAATGAGTTCCCTGGCCAAGCGATTAAGTATATATCTACACTTTGTAAAAACCAACGTATTGATTTAGACTTAACCGAAAAAAAAGTTTCAAGTATGGCAAACATTTCGTTAGATGAATATTTGAGTTTCGAGAACAAATATAAAAATATAGGCGGTGAAAATATTGCTAGCGTAGTTACTTCACTTAACCTTGACTTGTATTTTGTTGCCCATACGCTATTATCTTATTTGATGCCTCGGGGTCAAAGTACTAATATTGATGCCATTTTAAACAGATTAAAAATGAATAGTAGTTTAAAAAAAGCATGCTTAGCTATATATAAATTAAACTCCGAAGAATTAGAGTATTTAATTGAATTACTGAATGAGGATGATCGTTTTAAAGTGAGCGACAAAAAAATGGACCTTATAAAGGAAAAAATGACAAGAGTTCACAGGCAAATAGTAAATGATCCTCCCATAACTCTCAATGCCGCCCACGAACGCACTGACATAGAAGTTACTGATGAAATGAGAAAGCACGATGATAACATTATGGATGATGAGAACTTCTGATGGGGGAGTGAAATATGGTATATGACAAATTAATCATAGACGCAGATGCGCAGGGCGTGACTGTAAAGGAAAAACCCCTGGAAGCCCATGACGGCCGCATAAAGGGCAACAAAATCGCAATCAGAGCAAGTATACCAACACGAAGGGAAAAAGCCTGCGTTTTAGCTGAAGAACTCGGACATTACTTTTATACCTCCGGGGATATCATAGATCAGTCAAGTACTCAAAACCGCAAGCAAGAGTTGCTGGCACGAGTAAAAGCCTATAACCACATGGTGGGGCTGACCGGTATTGTAAGGTCTTACGAGCACGGATGCAGAAGTCTGTACGAGATGGCCGAATATCTGGAGGTAACTGAGACGTTTCTGGCAGACGCTTTAGAAGCATACCGGTTAAAGTACGGCGAAGGTGTTGCGATTGATAATTACTACATAGCCTTTGAGCCGTGTCTGAGTGTGGTGAAAATACTATAAGTCTTGCGATGTCGCAATTAGTATAGTATATTAAACTGCTACAACACATAGGAGGAATGAAGCGTTATGCCCAAGGAACTAATGAGTTTAAAAGCAACCAATGGAACAGTTATTGCATATGAGGATAGAGTGGTGATTTCCCGGAAGGGCTTTGCGGCATGGGCGACTCAGGGATTTAAGGGAGATCGGACGTTTTTTTATTCCGATCTTAGCGGGATAGAATACAAGAAGCCTGGCATGATAAATGGATATATGAAGTTTATCACCGCAGGGACAAGGGACATAAGCCCGGGAGTAGGCCTTATGGGGTCATCACTAAAAAGTGTGCAAGACGAAAACACGGTAATACTAAGAGCTTTTAACACTAAAGTCCCCAAGTTATCAGAAGAGCTCTATCGCCTGTTGATGGACAAAGTGCAGGCAGCCAAAAGCCGCACCGCACCGTCTTTTGCACTAGAATCCGCTCCCGAGCAAATCATGAAATACAAAGAACTAATGGACGCGGGAGTGATAACGGAGGAAGAATTCAATCTTAAAAAGAAGCAACTACTCAACCTATAAATAAAAACCGCCCCGGTGCTACCAACACCAGAGCGGCCAACATAGCCCGCGCAGAGACGGCACTATCCAATCAGGATTATTATACCACCCTCTGCCGGGCAGGGTCAAGTACCCTGTTATTTTTATACGCAAAATCAAGGAAGGAGATGCACAATGGGAGAATTGCGAACACGGAAACGCGGCAAGAACTGGGAATACAGCTTTGAGGGGGCTAGAGTAGACGGCCAGCGCAAGCCCATATCAAAAGGGGGCTTTAGGACCAAAGCCGAGGCGGTCACAGCTGGTACTCAGGCCAAAGCAGAATATGACAACACCGGGCGCAGCTTCAGTCCTCGTGATATTAGCCTGGCTGACTACCTTGACTATTGGTATCAGAATTATGTGCTGCAGCACATGGTCTACAACACTCAGCAGGATTATGAGCGAAAGATCAGGATACATATTAAACCGGCCCTTGGACATTACCGGCTCGCGGCAATTGAGCCGGATGCAATCCAGCGTTGGATCGATGACAAGAAAATGCAAGGATACGCTCAAAGCATGATAAAGAACATCCTTTGTTGCCTATCAGGGGCCTTGAATTATGCTGTCTATCCTTGCCAATACATCAAGTTTAACCCCTGTACCTATGTGCGAATCCCTAAGATAAACGAAAACAAGGCTCGAAAGGAATACCGTGAATATATCTGCTGCGCCGAAGATTATGCTGCCATCCTGCAGCGGTTCACCCCGGACACGAACTTTTTTATGCCCCTCGTTACCGGCTACCACTGCGGCACCCGCATCGGCGAGACCTACGGGATAGATCTGATCAACGATGTCGATCTGGCGAGCGGCACTGTCACCATCAACCACCAACTGGCCGATGAGGGCGGCACATGGTTTTACCGACCGCCGAAATACAACTCTGTGCGAACTCTGCGAATCGATGAAGAGTACGCCGCCATCCTCGCGAAGGAGATCCGCGAACGTAAAAAAAATATGCTGCGGTATGGCCCCTATTTTAAAAAGACCTATTTGTTGCCTGATAGCTCGATCGTGCAGGCACCGGCCAGCGTATCGATGCCGTACCCAGAGATTATGCCACTGAGCGCCCGGGAAAATGGGGAGCTTTTAACGCCGCAATCCTTCCAGTATTGTGCCAGAGTGGTGCATACTGAGCTAGGTAACCCTTTGTTCCACAGCCACGCCCTACGGCACACCCATGGGACGATTTTAGCGGAAAATGGCGCACAGCCAAAGACCGTCATGGAACGCTTGGGACACCGCGACCTAAAGGTCACAATGGAACGATATGTATTTAATACCGAGAAAATGCAAAGCGACGCCGTGAAAATCTTTGCAGCACACAGAGCAGAAGCCAAACTTGCCTACCGCTTAAAATAATGGTAGGCAAAAGGTAGGCAGTAGGCGCATTTGGCAGACATGAAATACCAGCAAATCCTTATTTTGTAAGGGATAAACTGACCACGGTCTCCACATGCACCGTCATCCCAAACATATCCACCGGCTGCACCTTCCTCACTTCATACCCGCCATCACAAAGCACCCTCAAATCCCTTGCCAATGTCGCCGAATCGCAAGACACATACACAATCTTCTCCGGTTTCATCCGTACCATCGTCTCTAGCAGCACCCCCTCGCACCCTTTCCGCGGCGGGTCCACGACGATCACATCGGCATGCA